CTCAAGGGGCAGTCCGAAGCTGCGACTGCCTACAAGCAGATTCTCACCAAAGCCCACAAGAATGGGACGATTCCTACTGAGAAATACCAGGCAATCATGACTGTGTTTGACCAGCTGCAGTCACAGAAGGAGGCAGCGGACTTTGTGCGAAAGGCTGCCCATGCGACAATGTGGCTGACCGGGGCAGGTGTTGTAGGTGGGGAGGCAGTTATGCACAAAATGGCAGCGCATTAGGGGCAGTTTGCACAAGTAGGGGTTGCACACTGCTTTCGTCAGCATTACAATTGCATTGGGTGGTGAGGGCGGGGGAATACTGAGAAGGAAATTTAAGGTTATTTGCGCGGATTACAACAGAGTAATCCCCACGAATAACTCCACCCTCCACCCGCTCCCCCTCAGCAGTGCGCGGCAGAAAGTCCCCTACCACTCCAGCGCCACTGCCCCCTTCCCTTCTCCCCCTCTTCTGCGCTACCCTCTCTTCTATGAAAATCCTCCTGATCGACGCAATGGCAGCCTTTCTCGACTTCGCACTCCGGGCAGAAGCCCAGGGGCATGAAGTCCGTCTCTGGCTCCCCAAGGAAAAAGACGGCTCACACAACACTGTTGGCGATGGGCTGGTGGCTAAAGTCCCTGACTGGCAGGGGAGTATGAATTGGGCTGATCTCATCGTACTCAGCGACAACGCACGGTTCCTGGGCGAACTCGAACCCTGGCGCCGGAAGGGCTATCCGATATTCGGGCCAGGGAAGGAAGGCGCGAGCTGGGAACTCGAACGCGGCACTGGGCAACAGGTGCTGGAAGCCACCGGCATCTCCTGCATCCCCTCTCACGTGTTCTCAGGCTACAAGGAAGCCATTGAGTTTGTAACTGGCACTGGCAAACGCTATGTTTCCAAGCCCACTGGCGATGCTGACAAGGCTCTCAGCTACGTTTCCAAAGGCCCAGCGGACATGCTGTTCATGTTGGACTACTGGAACAGGACACAAAAGGTGAAAGTCCCGTTCCTGCTGCAGGAGTTCATTCCGGGAATTGAGATGGCGGTTGGAGGCTGGGTCGGGCGGGATGGATTTCTGGGGATGTTCCTGGAGAACTTCGAGTTCAAGAAGCTCATGCCAGGGGACGTAGGGGTAAATACTGGGGAAATGGGCACGGTGATGAAGTATTGCCCAATTGAGGAAAGCAAGCTGGCGCAGGAAATGCTCTTGCCGCTGGAAGCTCAGCTCATCCGTCAGGGCTACACCGGCTACATCGACGTGGCAGTCATTATTGACAAGAAAGGCAAGCCCTGGCCCCTGGAATTCACCACCCGCCCTGGCTGGCCATTGATGCAAATTCAGCAAATCCTGCACCCGGATGTGGCAGAGTGGATGCTGGATGCAGTCAACGGCAAGGATACCTTCAGGCCCTCCGGGCAGATTGCGGCTGGCTTCGTGGTGGCTCACGCTGACTTCCCATTCAACAAACTCCCCCGTGCCACCGTGAGTGGCTTCCCTGTCTGGGGTATTACTGACAGTAACCGCTACTTCATTCACCCCAGTGAGATGAAACTTGGCATGGCGCCAGACTTCTCCTCAGGCTCCCTCAAGCACGTCCCCTCGCTGGTGAGTGCGGGACAGTATCTCCTCACAGTTAGCGGAAGGGGCTGGAGTGTGAGGGAGGCAGTTGCGGGGGCCTTTTCCAGGGTGAAGCAATTGGAGGTGCCAAATTCTCCAGTGTATCGGATTGATATTGGGGAAAGACTGGAGAGGCAATTGCCAGAATTACAAGATTTTGGTTATGCGGTTTCATGGGAATGGGAAGCATGAAAGAAGGGGGAAAGGAAGCGCGGAAAGGGGCCTTGCGGGGGCCGGTGTACGGAATAGGTGCTTTGGTATGGATCGGGTTTGCCATCGCAAGGATGACCTCTTATAACTGGAGAGTTACTTCCCCCTATTACAGCCCTGTAATCCGTGCGAATAACCCCTCCCTATGAGCCGCGCTGACTACTTCGCTCCAGGCCAATGGAACTTCTACTGCGACCTCTGCGGCAGGAAGAACAAGTCTGGAAACGCAATGCTGACTTGGGACGGGCACTATGTCTGCAAGGAGCATAAGGAAGTTCGGAATCCTCAGGACTTTGTTCGTGGGGTAGCAGCGGAGGCTGCAATTCCTTGGCGCAGGTCAAATGGGCAAGCAGCTGTTCCCCCTGCCTCAGTCTACGGCGGGTGGTTTGCGCTGGGGGTGCAAACGCAGCCACTGTCGGGGTTTGGAACTGGGAAGTGGCATCCACGGCAACCGGAGACTCTGCAGATTCCACTAGCAGAGACCACAGCAGGAGCCTCAGAGAGCTTTACTTATGCATCCAGCGCAGCAGTATCCTTTTCTGAGACAACCTCCCAGAGTGAGGGGTTCTCTGTTGCCAGAGTCCTAACGTCAAACCCACTGAACTCTTCTACACTTAACTCAACAGCATTAAGCTGAGGTATCACATGACACAGGCACTGAAGGAAGCAGCATCGTCGAAAGGGCATGTCAGGATCGAAAGGTTTGACTCTGATGGCCAGTTGCGAGAGGTGAGGGAGTGCGACAATCTGATTGTTCAAGCAGGGAAAAATCTCCTCGCAACCGCTCTGGGGGCGGCAATAACCCCATTTGGGTGGATCGCTGTTGGCACAAATGGCACAACTCCAGTACTTAGCAACACTACGCTGGGGACAGAGCTAGCACGGGTTGCTGTTACAAGTGCAGCGGCTGTTGGCCCTGTCACCACCTTCTCGGCAAGTTTCCTCCCAGGCATTGGGACAGGTGTTTGGCAAGAAGCAGGAATTTTTAACGCCGTCAGCGCCGGTGTGATGTATAGCCATGTAGTATTCACGGCTATGACGAAAAATGCAGGAGACACACTTGTGATCACCTGGGCTATCACACAACTCTAATCAGTAGGAGTAGCACATGGGAAAGCCGCTTTTTACAAACAACGCTTCCACGACACTAGCAGTAGCACTTTTAGCTGGAGATACTTCCATGTCAGTGCTGACCGGCGGGGGAGCTGGATTCCCAGCGCCGACAGCCGGAGATTATTGCTGGCTGACATTACAAGCCCCGACTGGAGGGGCTGTGGAGATTGTAAAGGCCTCCGCCCGTTCTGGGGACACTTTTAGCAGTTTGAGTCGTGGGCAGCAAGGAACAATAGCAACGGGATGGCCAGTGGGAACAGTAGTAGAACTCCGCAGCACTGCCCAAGTATTCACTGACCTGTGGGCAGCCACATTGGGGATTGTGAACCTTTTGCCACTGAATAACACCTGGAGTGGGAGCAATACGTTTAACTCAGCAACTCCTATTGTGCGAATTGGGCTTTCTGGGAATGTTCCGCAGCCGGGCGGGGTTACAGGTGCGCCACTACAGGTAAGCAATGCTGCTGTACCAAGTATGCCAGCGATTGTTGGTTACGCCACGTCGGTCGGAGCTGGGAGTGGTTCTCAAGGAACTATTGGACTGTGTGGATATGCTGAATCTAGCACCACTGGCACTTCAGCCTATGGTGTATATGGCGAGGCGCGACTGTTGCCAAATGGCCACTATGTAGAAGGGGCAGAGTTCACTGCTGTGAATCAAAAATCAGCTACACCTGGCAGTGTGACGACGCTCTCCGCAATCCCAGCTGATAACTTGTGCGCGGCCCTCTGGTTGAGTGCTGGTCGCGGTGATCTAACACCGAACTATCCGATCTCCTGTGGGATCGGTATAGTGTCTAATGGCACAACGTATGACAGAGGGATTGTTATTCAGTCTGGCGCATTGTCTCCGCTGGCGAATACGGCACTGGTGGCTATGCAGGTAGGGCCGGGGGCTCGGCTTACCTGGGGATATGATGATGCCTACATAGCAATGAGTAACACAGGTTCATATATTTCTACATGCCTTTTCGCATATACCAGTGCTGGTGGCCCTGTACTATTTGAGATTACCCCGACTGGTCTTTACTATACGAATAACAATCATGGAAGGACTTTGGTTGCATCCTGATACTGGCTTCCTGCGTAGGGAGCAAAAGCGCGCTTTACCCAGAGATTTAGAGTACTTTACCAGAAATTAAAAAGGAGTTATCCATCATGCAGCAACAAAAAGCACCGACAGACGCAGAAATCTTCACACTTACTCTGACTAATCAGGAGGTTGCTCTGATCGGCCAGGCTATTGGCGCCTTACCTTATGGTCAAGTGGCACCACTGGTGAGTAAGATTCAGGGTCAAGTCAATATGCAACTTACGCCTCCACCTGTTGCAGATGCGGCGGCAGAGCCAGTTGGAGTAGCCTAAACCATGCCCGGCGCGAATCAGTTCTTACCATTTGCTACCGGGACTGGCGCGAATGTGCTCGCGCCAGCTGTGTATGCCGCATTGCCGGTGATCTCAACTGGGTTTGTGGATGGGATAGCAGTAACGGAGCAGCTTAACACTGTCTGGCGGCAGTCGTCGTTCATTGCGGCCGCAGTAGCACAGATTGTGGCGAATGGAGGGCTGGATGCGCTGGATAATGGGGATGTAAATGGGTTCACTGTAAACTTCCTGACAGCTCTGGCCTCACAATTGCCACTTGCGGCAGGTGTGACAAGTTTCAACACCCGTACAGGCGCAGTAACGCTGACCTCTTCGGATATCACAGCTGCATTAACCTACGTCCCAGTGGCCACTGGAGCCTACACATCCAGTGGCTTGACCATGAGCACGGGGAGACTGCTGGGAAGGTCTACTGCAGCAACGGGAGCGGCGGAGGAAATCGCAATAGGAACTGGATTGAGTTTGTCAGCTGGAACCCTTACGGCTACTGGGGGCGGAGGTGCAACTGCGTGGGCTATAAAAACAGCATCTTATACTGCGGTGTCCGGTGATCACCTAGCAGCAGATACAAGTGGCGGGGTGTTCACAGTGGCGCTTCCTGCCGCACCTACAGCAGGAAATTATGTCGAGTTTGCTGATGGTGGCGGGGCGTTCGGGGTGAATAACCTGACAATCAGTCGAAACGGCAGCACCATCATGGGCCTCAGTGAGGACATGACACTATCCACTAATAACATCAGCGTTGGCCTTGTTTACAACGGAACGACCTGGAGAATCTACTAATGAGTGATTTGAAGCAATTTCTTAACCTAGGTTTCAGCCGTCGGGCGGTTATGTATGTACAGAGCAGCCAGACTGTTACCGCACAATTTTCTGGAATGTATCGTATTACAGCGATCGGTGCAGGTGGGAGTGGCGCAGCGAAGTCAGCTGCCAACCCTGCCACTGCTTCTGGTGGGGGCGCTGGCGGTACGTGTATCAAAGAAATGTATATCGCGGCAGGGGCATCCATTGTTTGCACGATCGGAGCTGGCGGTGTGGCTGCTGCTCCGGCTGCTGGTGCTGCAGCAAACGGCACCGCAGGTGGAAATACAATAGTTGTTATTGGTTCTACGACTTTGACAGCCAACGGTGGCGGAGCAGGGTTGCAAGCTGCTGGTGCAGTTTCCGGTGCATCTGGCGGCACGGCTTCTGGTGGGGACGTAAACCTAACAGGTGGGGGAAGCGGCGCAGTTACTGTATCCGGTACTGGCGCAACAGGTGGCGGGGCGGTGAATATCGGGTTGGGCGCTTTTGCCAGCGGGAGTGTGGGCTCTACCATCTACGTGAGCGGTGGGGCGAGTGTGGCCGCGACTTCGGTAGCTGTTAATAGTAGCAGTTGTGGCGGTGGCGCTGGCGTTGGTGGGCCAAACAGTGGTGTTGCCGGCGGCCCAGATGCGCTTGGCTACTCCATTTCAGTAGGAGCTGGAAATTTTCCGACTGGGATAGCGCTGCCTATTTTTCCTGCGCTGGGTGGTGGCGGCGCTGGCGGTGTCAACGGTGGCGCTGGTGCTAATGGGGCTGGCGGCGGCAGCGCAACAGCTTCTGCCGGTGCTGGCGGATGGGGCGGCGGGGGAGGAGCATCGCTCTACTCAAGCGCAGCCACGGTAGCAGGAAAAGGTGGAGTTGGTGCTGGCGGTGGTGGTTCTGTTTCTTATAGTGCTTCCTACGCAGCAACCTCTGGTGCTGGTGGCAATGGCATAGTGATCCTGGAGTATTAAAATGCGATATGAAATCCTTGATGCAGTAAACGGCAATGTGGTCAATACAATCGAGGCCAGCGAAGATTTCTGCGCCGCGAATTATCCATTCTATAGACTAGCTGCGGCCCAATCCAGTATACCTACTCCGAGTGTTCGCACACTAACCAAACTTGAGTACATGAATCGCTTTACAGATGCGGAACTTGCTGGAATCTACACAGCAGCTAAATCAGTAATACAGATTGAGGTTTGGCTGGATAAGTTCAAGCTCGCGGAGGAAATAAACCTTGATGATCCCGCAACAATCGCTGGAGTGCAGGCGTTGGAAGCTGCTGGACTACTCCCCGCAGGAAGAGCTGCGGAAATCTTGGCATGAAGCAGGTTCTATTCCACCTGAAGCAAATTCTAATTGCGCTGGATCAGTTTTGCAACGCACTACTGTGTGGCTATGCAGATGAAACATTCTCAGCCAGATGCTGGCGAGATGGTAAGAGGGGCAAAGTCTGGAATACTGTTAGAATTACTGTAGATTGTATTTTTTGGTTTGACAGACAGCACTGTTTCGCCAGCTATGTTGATGAGTTCGAGCGCAAGCAGTTGCCAAAAGAATATAGTGGAAATGATTTGCACTGAACCAGCTACAAGAAGTTGCTAAGAACTAATACCCTTCCACAAACATGGAAATGCAGATGGAACAATCAATCATAAACTGGCTATTGGCCGGTTTTGGGGCACTAATCGGATTCCTGCTCAATGCTGTCTGGCAGGCTGTGAAAGACTTGCAAATAGCTGACAAAGAAATGGCGGATAAGGTTGGCCAAATTGAAGTGTTAGTGGCAGGGAACTACCTTCGGCGGGACGACTTCGAGCACACGATAGAGGCGCTTTTCAAGAAGCTGGACAAGATTGAAGATAAACTGGATGGGAAGGCAGATAAGTAGGTATAAGGCTGGCAGTGGCTATTGCTTCCATGCCTTTAACAGAATCTTAACCTAGGAAGTAACTATTATGGGAAATGTAACAATACCACAATTGCCAGCTGCGACAGGTCTAACTGGGGATGAGTTGGTGGTGCTTTCACAGGCAGGGGTGATGAAATCGGCTGTCATGAGCACGATGCTGGGAACTTCAGTCACAGGCCTTAATGTGGTGAATGTGGCTGCGCCTGTGACGTTAGTGCCAGCACAGTCTGGAAAGATAATTGTCCCGGCGGAGGTCAGTGGGACAATTACGCTTCCAACCTCCCCAGCACCTGGCACGAATTTTACAATACTCTCGCCGCAGTCACATTCGATTATGATTGCTTGTGGGGGGACTGATCGGATTATGTTCCCTGATAATACAGGTATGGGTGGGGCATACTTTTCCCTCCCCTCCGGTCTTACAAATGCGGTTGAACTCACCTGGATACAGGGGTATTGGCAAATGCAGACCTCTGGCCAAGTATATTGTGCTCCTGCCACACGGTCATTAGCGGCGGTGAATCTTAGCCAGTTCGCCTATCACAATACAGGGGGTGAGCTTTCCTTTTCCATCCCTGGGGATCCTGCGGGGCTTATCCTCAAAAGTGGAATGGTTAATGTAAATGGCCTTAGTGGTTCTTATGTAACTGTCACCCATCAAGCGGCTTTCCCGAATGGGGCGCTGGGAGCACTTGTGACAGTTACATCCTCAGATGCCTCTAGCAATACCACGCTTTGGGTGCAACAAGCTTTGCAAGCAACTCTCCAGATTGGTGTTGGGGGTACAACTACAGCTAACTCCTACGCACAGTATCTGGCAATAGGCTACTAGCATGAGACTCTCTCTGGCGGTTGAAATCGAGTCGCGGAATGGGCTGCCAATGTCCGATTCCTACATCCTGAATGGCTATGTGCAGACAGTCAACGGGGAGAAGAAGGTATCGAAACGGCCAGGACTGTCTTTGGTGCATCAGTTTTCTGCTGGTACGGGGCAGGGGGCTTTCACAATGTCAGGGAATAGCTACGCAATTATCGCTGACAGTATTGTGCTGCTTGCGGCTCCCTGGACTTCCTGGGCGATTCCCTCTGTAACCATAGCGGGGCTGCAGTATCAATTCGTCGCCAATCCCCCGTACATCACAACACCGTATGTTGTGCTGAAGTCCACTGCAGGCATGTGGCAGTTCGATGGGACTACCGTGTCTAAGGTGACTGACCCTGACTATCCAGCAACGACAGTTCCTGGTGTGGCCTATCTGGACGGAACGTACTATGTGAAGACCCCTGCAGGGAGAATCTACGGTTCTGACTTGGCAAATCCACTTTCGTGGACTGCGCTGAACTTCCTCACCGTCTCCGACATGACTGGGATTTCAGTTGCAATTGGGCATTATCTTACCTATCTGGTGAGCTTTAGTCAGTATTCGACTACGTTCTATTGGGATGCTGCAAACCCACCCCCAGGAAGCCCTTTGAGCTATGCACAGAACCTTACACAGGCCATTGGGTGTGCTTCTGCTGGCTCAATAGCGAAACTGGGAGATGCAATATTCTTCCTCTCCCAGACCCTCACTGGTCGCTCAGTCTCGATGATCGCCGGGGCACAGATCACCCCAGTGTCTACGCCAAGTATCGACAGCATACTGGATTTGGATGACTTATCCGGAGTGTATGGGTATTCTCTGGCAATCAGTGGGAGACTGTTTTATATCCTGTCGCTGGTGGGAAGTGCCATCACGTTGTGTTATAACCTCACAGAGAAGCACTGGACATACTGGTCAAGTGGGAAGGCCACGACACCAGTTCCAGTAGCTCTGACTCTTGGGAGTGACCTCACGACTGTTACAGGAACGATGACAGGCACACTCCCACTGGCAGGGACGTACGTGGCGATTACCGGGGCAACAAACCCATTGTTCAATGGGATGTTTCTGGTCACATCAGCGACCGCGACTTACTTCACCTACACCATTGAGTATTCCACATATTTGCTGGACTCTTATGGGAATATCTTGGTCACAGAAGCTGGAGATGCACTGATAGGGGCGATTATTCCGGTTGCAGGGACTGTTGCAGGGAACTGCCAAGTGAGTATCACTTCCAACTCCTACTTTACTGCCATTGCCTCTGCAGGGAACAACCTCCTGCTGGATGTTACAAGTGGGGCGGTGGAGAAGCTGGACACAACTACTTACACTGACTATACTGGCCCGATTGACTTCAACATTGTGACAAAGAACCTCTCTCCAGGCGAGACCTCCACGTTGGCCCGGATTGCCGCTGCTGAAGTGAAAGGGGATAAAGTGCTGACGACTGGATACTTGCGCTATTCTGACACAGACTACAAAAACTGGTCAGGTTTTCGCGCGCTGACTATGAACTCCCCACGGGTGCGTGCTCTGCGCCTTGGTGCAACACGCCGCAGGGCTTTTCATTTCCGCCATGTGGGCAATACACCGCTGCGAGTGGAGGAACTCCTGATCGACATTGGCGGGGCTGACGTTGCACCACAGACTAAAGGACGTTGACGATGGGATTTATTACGCTGCCTCCTGCCCCTCAAGGCGTGGAGAAGGTGACTGCGATAGCTTGGGTGACTTGGTTTACGCTGTTACAGAAGGGGCTGACTTCCAATACGCCGATGCAAATGCCAGTGTACACGCTGGCAACGCTGCCTTTGGCAAGTGGGAGTACTGGAAAGTACATCGAGGTGTCAGATGCTACTGGCGGGGCAAAGCTCTGTAGGAGCGATGGGGTGCACTGGTTGCTGGTGAATACGACTACAATTGTAAGCTGAGATCGGAGGAGATGGGGATGGAGAAGGTACTGTTGGACGACTGGAAATGGATAATCAGGAAAGCCTGGAGCTTCAGGTTAATGCTGCTGGTGGCAGTGCTTTCTGGAATTGAAATGGCATTGCCGATTGTTGGGGATAGGCTGCCACAGATGCTATTTGCAGGGCTTACCTTTGTGGTGACTGCGGCTGCTCTCATTGCACGGCTTCTGGTGCAGCGCCGGGAGGCCGAAGAGGGCATTGCTGTGGATTCTGGGACTGAGGAGCTCTGATGGCACCAGAGAACCGCAGGCGTGCTGCGATTGCCGGGCTGGTGCTGAGTGCCGCAGGACTTGTGGCTATCGTGGGGCAGGAGGGGTACAGTGGCAAGGCAATTATTCCCGTTGCAGGGGATGTTCCGACAATAGGGTTTGGGACGACTGCTGGGGTACACCTGGGAGATACCACAACCCCACAGCGGGCGCTCGGTCGGGCCCTGCGTGATATTAGCACCTTTGAAGGGGCACTGAAGCAGTGTGTGCACGTGCCGTTGGCACAGGGGGAGTATGATGCTTTTGTGGGACTGGCCTATAACATCGGGGGGAAGGCTTTTTGCAATTCGCGGCTGGTGCAGAAGGTGAACGCTGGGGACTACAAAGGGGCGTGTGGGGAGATTCTTCGCTGGACACGCTACCAAGGCAAGGACTGTGCGGATGTCAGGTACAGGCACCTGTGTGGGGGGCTTGTAGTGCGTAGGCAGCAAGAATACAAACAGTGTATGGAAGGGTGAGGGGATGAGGAATGGACAATAGGACAAAATATTACCTGATCGGGGGAGTCGTGGTGGTTATTGCAGCCACAATGGCGATTGTGAATTTCTCCTGGCCATTGCTGAAGCCAGTGGCGAGTGAGCCGAAGCCGGATGTCGCGGTACTGGCAGCGGCGGCCCCACAGGTGCGCAAGGATGTAAAAGAAGATGTGGCGGTGCCTGCTGCGAAGGTGCGAGCATACAGGCCGGTGGTGAAGCGCAAGTTGAAACTCCCGCAGGCTGTGCAAGATGACGCGGCACAGTCGGTTGTGAGTGCGAGCCAGGTGGCAGCAAATGACCATCCGCAAACGGTAACTGCGGTGTTGGACACAGCGACTGGAGTCACCACGCAGTATGTGAAGGAAGAGCCGTTGCCTTGGGTGGGTGCACAGCAGCACTCGGAAGCGGGGATGTACGCTGGAGTGCGGGATGGGCAACCAACAGTGAAGGCGTATGTACGGCAGGAATTGTTGCAAGTAAAAGCCCTGCACTTGGGAGCTATTGCTGAAGCTACACAAGTGCAGGGCAGGGGACTGGATACCTTTGCTGGGTTTGGTGTCTGGGCTAGGTGGTAGCCAGTAGCCTACTCACAGTCCCCCCAGCTTTTCTCACTACTGACAATCCCCACCGGAATCACCAGCGGGTCACTATAGGGGATGACGATCTGCGATTCCTCTACGATTCTCTCCAGCCAGTGCTCCTTGCCTTCTATGGGCACCTGCCCCATCAGGGAGTCATGGACTTGGAGTAGGACTTCAGCCTCCGGCAAGTTATTGTGGATGTTGACATAGGCACGATTGATGAGACAGCCTACTGTTGATTGTGGTATCCATGCGACTGCCTGATTGAAGATAGTCCCTTCTATCTTGTCGAAGAAGTGTATGCGATAGCCAAAGGCATTTTGCACGTATCGGCGACCGCTGACCTGCTTCTTGATATCCTCTTGCCAGCGTTTGATTTCCGGCGCAAGCCCGAAGTACCATTTCTGGATTCGCTCGGTTTCATGCACAAGCAGTCCGATGCGCGGGGCAATGCCATCCGCGGTTCCCAGATAGTTTGTTCCGTGGCACAGTGATTTGAACATGCCATATTCCCTGGGATGTGACTTCTTTGTCATGCTGGGATTGTGGTAATACTCCCGCATGACTTCAATGTAGGGCTTCCTGCCATTGGCGAAGTGATCTTTCATCCACTTGCAGCCACTCTCCCATGTTACAATTCGCAAGTCGGCGCTGTCTAGGTCAATGTCGAACATGGCCATGCCGGGGTCTGGGATGAAGAGTTTGCGAACATTCGGCAGGGACAGACCGCCGCCTTCGACCTCACCGCCCTTCGGGATGTTCTGGCAATTCAGCCCGGAACCAAAGGCGTTCTTGCTAGAGGCGAACCTGTAAGTCTCAGTCCCACAGATATTGAAAGTGGTGCGGATGCGACCGTCTGTGTCCAGCTGCGCCTCCACGAAAGTTGAGTTGAAAACTCCCAGAGAGCGCAGTTCAGAGATTGTGCGGGTGAGGGGCTGAAGTATCGGCTCCCGCATTGCGAGCTTGTGCAGGGCCTCATCATTGGTTGTAGGTGACATGCCGCCTTCTGCGTTCCGCTTGAGCACTTTCTTCTGCGCGAGTTCTTCGTAGAAAAGTTCCTGCATCTGCTTAGGAGAACGGATGTTGACTGGGTGGCCAAGGACTTCTGCCATCCAGGTTTCTCGGGCAGCCCGTGCCTGCAGGAGTTCCTGGGAGAAGGCAGCACGCCTGCGCGTATCCATGCGGATCCCACGATTCATGGTTTTGAGAACACAGGGGGCGAGGGATTGCTGGAAGGCGTTGACAGCTTCGAGCTTGAGGGATTTCACGACTTGTGTCAGGACTTCATGGATCGCAAGAGTGCGCAGGGAGTCTGTGCAGTTGTAAATCCAGTACTTATCCTCCCCCTCCCCCTTGGGGCCGTCAGTCCAATTAGTACGATCATCCTTCCAGTACAGGTGATCCTCCAGATACATCGAAGAGAGGAAGGCCAGATTTTTCGGGAGGTTGGAGAAGCAGGAGTGCTGCTGAATCATCGTGTCTTGTACGTCCGGGCAGAGGAAGTGCCAATAGCGATAGATGTACTGCGCATCGTAGTTCCAGTTCTGCCCGATGATTTGCACCAGTGACATGAGGCGAATCATGCGGAGTACGAGCTGGGATTCTTCTTCCAGAGTCCAGTAGCCTTCATCCGAGTGCTGGCACATGAGAGGGATGCAAATGGCTTCTGAGGAACTCCATGCGAAGGCGATGCAGGCAATGTGCCCTGCACGGGTTTCGATGTCAGCGCCGAGTTTGAGCTTGTGGCCAGTGCTGAAAGCGGCTGAGGCAGAGGTGATGAGGGAATCCAGGGTGTCGGCAGCTTGGGAATAACTTGGGCGTATTACAAGATTGTAATCCGTGCGAGAAACCAGCGGATTGTCCTTGTGCCTGGCTACCCGCTTCAGGTCATGCAGCAGAATCGGGCGCAGATTCCATTGCATATTCAGAAGTGCCGGGGAGATCGTAGGGATGACTTTCAAACCTGGGATGAGGGTGGAGACCATCACAGACGATCTCCAGTTCATCGCACCCCACTCCCCAGTAAGTGCCCACAGTGCCAAGTCCCCAATGGCGCAGACAACATTGGGATTGAGAGTTAGGAGTTCCTGCCGTAGCCGCTCAATCCCCTCCACTACCTGGGGCAGTACCATCCTGCCGTTGTAATAGACATGGGCTGGAGTAATGTCTTTTTTCTTCAGCGCTACAAGTCCTCCAGTTCTGCCGGAAGGCGCCTTGGAAGTGCATACCATTGTCAGGTAACAACTCTCCCTTGGAATCCCAGCCTCCCGCATGAGTTTCGTGAGTTCTATCCCGGGCATACCACGGAATGGTTCCCCTGTGGCGACATCCTGCTCATGCGGGAACTCTCCTACTATTGCTATGGCCGCATTATTCGGCCCGACTGCGCGTATCATATGACTATAACTCCTGTGTGTAAGGGGGAGGGGCAGCGCCTACAGCCCCATTAAAGCCGCCAGTTCATCCCCTAGCGCCTTGCCAGTTGTAACAGGAGGATTTCTGTCGGCTTCCTCTACGTCTTTCAGCCGCTGCAGGCACACTCCATAGTATTCCTTGGAAGCTTCCAGCACCGTTGCTTTGCACTTCTTGGCATGAGCAGCTGGGATAAGTGTGCCAGTGCCCCCGAAGGAATCCAATACCTCATCCCCAGGTCGCACACTTCGCATCAGCAGATTCTCATAGAGTGCGACTGGCTTTTGTGCACCGTGCTGCAAGCCCATGTCGGCTGTCGTAGCGATAATGTCAGGGTAAATTGCTGTGGTTTTCTTATGCCCTTTGATCGCATACAGGATGCACTCATACTGCCGGCGTGGGCCTTCGTCAGGAAGCGGGACTCTGCCACTGTTGGGCTTCGTGTGCAGGATTGGTGTGCGGAATACGTACCAGCCTGCGGCTTGCATCAGCGCCTTCAGCTCATGGAAACGGTCGAAGTCGCAGAAGACATATGCGTGGGCCTGGGGCTTCGTGACGCGGAAACTCTCTGGGCACCACCGGCGCATTAGCTCTTGCCAGCTTTCGTGACTGTCCTCATAGTGGTGGCTGTGATTGGCCAGCCTTCCCTCCCCGGCGTCACCGAAAGCCTCAGCCCCCATCCCGTAAGGGGGATCAGTGAGGATAACGTCGAAACGCTCTGCTGGGCATACCCTAAGCCAGTCGAGGCAGTTGACATTGTGGACTTCGTGGATAGAAGCCTGGAAAGTTCTGCCGACTGCCTCCGCCAGAGCAACATTCTTTGCGCTAGTCTCCTGTCGCTTGAGAATTTTGAATGCTTCCTCAGTGGTTTTGGCCTTTGCAATTTCAGGGTTGTGGAGGTGGTTTGCGACTATGATATCTTTGCGCACCTGATCTTGGAAGGAACCGTCACTGCGACCTTTCACCTCCATTGCTGTATCCGCCACTGTGTGGAGCTTCCCAAGGGCTTGAGCTTGCTGGGAACGAAGCTTGTGGAGCCTGGCCATAGCACTTGCACGTTCCTGCCAGCTTAAGTCTTTGCGGTGGAGGTTTTCTTCCAGTTCCGCTTCCTCCGCTTCCAGTGGGGAGAGCTGCCCCAGTGTGACATAGGGCACGAAGCCCTCTGGAACTGGTTGGCTGTTATAGTGGAACTGGCCTCCCAGCATCCACAGGTCAATGATGGCTCGAAGGCGGCGCTCACCCGCAACCAGGACAAAGCCTTCGGGAGATTCCCGTACTACCAGTGCGTGCATCAGTCCCTTACTGGCAATTGTTGTGCCAAGTTCCGCTAGTGCCTGCGGGTCAAACTCTTGCCGCTGACGGTCTTTGGCGATGATGATTTTATCTACTGCGATTAGCTGCATTATGGCCTCACTTATGGCTGAAGGGGATGGAGAAAATGTCGTGCCTCAATGGCACGGCGCTATGGGTCAAAGATGGCTTAAAACCGGCCATTCTTGAGGGATTTATACGGTAATGAGCATTGACCCACGATGCAATAGGCAATGCGCGGAATGGGGGCAAGTTCTGGGGAATTTGAGATATGTCACTGGTGTAAATCATGGGCAAATGCCTTTCATGAAAAAAAGGGCCAGAGAGGGAAGGGTAACCCTAACTGGCCCAAGGCGCTACAACTACGAATTACAGCAGGGGGTTACAGCTTGGCAACGCCTTTGACTTCAGCAAACACCTCACCGTCATTCGTGCC